TCTACATCTCTATTCACTTCTTTTCCGCTCCTTATGTTTTCTGTAACCGGGCTTTGTCCGCTTCTTCTCTATCGCGAAGTGCCGAAAGATAGATGATGACCATGTTCTTACTGTCTTCTGGCAGTGACATGAAAATATCTGCAAATTTCTTGCAATCTTCTTTATCTTTTTCTGCTACCATGTACTCACCTCCTTTGTACTTTGTACATTCTCAATATAGCACCATGTACATACTTTGTCAACATGTTTTTTCGTACTTTGTACGATTTTTTCTATTGATATTTTGCTCATTCTGGTGTAAACTATCATTAGACAGGAGGTGAAAATGTTGCATGAAAGATTGAAAATGCTGCGTAAAGCCTTAAACATAGGTAGCCAGCAAAAATTCGCAAACGATCTTGGGATATCGTTTTCGAACGTCTCAAGTTATGAGATGGGAAGGCGAACCCCTTCTGATGCCGTCATTAAATTAATTTGTGAGAAATATAATGTGCGGGAAGAATGGCTCCGAGATGGAGAAGGTGAAATGTTTCGTGATGTTGATGTAGACTTCGGAACTATATGTGCTGAAATCGGAATTGAAGACTTGAAAGCCAAAGAAGCAATTATGAAATATTATCATCTGTCAAAAGAAGACAAGGAACTTTTTTGGAAGTTCATGGATCGTTTTTCGAAATAAAAGAAGCAGGGGTCAGTTCCCCTGCTTCTTATTTTCCGCGTATAATCTTTTTACAAAGCCATAAATCATATCAATGTACGCTGGATTGTAAATTTCGTCTACCATCCGTTTTATTTCTTTCTTTTTATCTTCCGGTTGTTCATCTCTCATGATTATGTACCTCCCTGACAGTGCCAATCAAAATAGTGATACCACGATTATAGAATATTCGTTCGATAATATCAACCGTGCGCCACGTATCTGCCTATTTCGATATACAGAATCGCTAATTTTTCAATTTTTTTCTCCCCCCTTATTGACAGTTTTTAAAAATATGATAAAATTTTCTGTATAACATCTTTATATTTATATTACACCGGATACCGCACAAGATGTTGACGTGATTTCATGTGTGCTTGCTCTTTTGCTTGATAATTTTCGTCAGAATCTTGATACAAAGGGGGAATTTAAGGTGATTACAAAGAAAGAGATGTTAGACACATTTGCGGAAAATCTGGAAAAAGAGCGCATAAAGCTCGGGTATACTCAATGTGAATTCGCGAAAAAGCTGGGGATTTCGGCATCTTCTTACCGGAACATCATTTCCCGCCGCGTGGACACGTTCAGTATCATGCTTGCGCCGAAACTCTATGAGCTGACAGGAAGATTCTTATACGAGATGTTCGGCCAACGCAGTATCGAGATTGAAGTGCTGAATAAATTCCGCAAATTAACAGATCGGCAGAAAGCCTACATAAACGCCAAAATAGAATTCGAGCTTGAGATGAAAGCCAAAGAAGAAGACCCCGCGAACATGTTGGATGTCCTGCTTCTGACAGGAAACATGGAAGATGGGATGGTTCTGGATTCCGCACATGAAGAGCATGTGTATTACCCCGTATATATCAAGAAATACGGAGAGCGGCTGCACTGTGGCATCCGGATAACATCGAACCACTTACATCCCGTATATATCAAGGGCGACATCATCGGAATCTCGAAGCGGCCGCCCAGGGACGGTGATACATGCGTCCTGGTCAATAAAAAGAACGGGCGGGCGTACATCCGTAAATTTATCCAGTCGGAACCGTGCAGAATGGAGCCGATAAACGGGTATGGGGATATCATAACCATAGATCACAACAACCCGGACGAGATGAGGGAATGGGTTATATTTGGCGTGGTTATCACGGTTCTGCGCAGATAGGGGGAATCAATATGGCAGAGACAAAATATTGCAAACATTGCGGACAGGTTATTGACGCGGATTGTGTCGTGTGTCCGAAGTGTGGAAAGCAGGTTGAGGATCTTAAAACAGATCAGAAGAACGTTATTATTAATAACAACAACAGTAGCAGCGCATCCTCTTCTGCTTCTTCATCAGCAGCGGCAGCGGCGAGTGCAAGCCAAGGAGTATACGTCACAGGAAAACCAAAAAATAAATGGGTTGCTTTCTTCCTGTGCCTTTTTACTTTATGCGGACACAAATTCTACGAAGGAAAATTCGGAATGGGTATCCTGTACCTCTGTACCCTGGGGATTTTTGGAATCGGCTGGATTATCGACCTGTTTACGATTCTAGGAAAACCGAATCCGTATTATGTATAGATAATAAAAAATGGCCTAACAGACTGTGGCGCAATCTGTTAGGCCTTTCATAAGAGGTTACTCCCCGGAAGGAATAATCTAATGAACATGATTATGTTATCACACTTCCGGCGGCTTCGCAAGTGGAACGGGAAAATTTTCGATTTTTTTCGACTATTTTTTCCCGTCTGTTTGCGGCCGCTTTTTTGCACCCATTTTGCGCCGTCTCTGTGGCTTTTCCAGCCACTAAACGAAAGGAGCCTATAGATGGCAAAGGCGAAATATACAAAGCAAAAGAACGGGTATTTTCAAGCCCGTGTGTGGGATGGAAGTTATGTTGATGGAAAAAAGCACTACATCACGATCCGATCGAAGAAAAGCAGTAAGGATCTGGAAACAAAGGTGGCAGCCTACAACGACAAGATTAAGAACCTCGAAACCGTCCGAGACAAGAACATCCTGTTCCTGGACTACGCCGGGCGGTGGCTGACAGTCTACAAAGCCGAAGCGGCGAACAACACGAAGCGGATGTACCGGAACATCATCGAAAAGCATCTGCGGCAGATGGACGGCGTGCGGCTCTGCGATGTCCTGCCGATCCACTACCAGACAGTCCTTAACGACGCGGCCGGAAAGAAACGCATTCAGCAGCAGTTACAACTCACGTTCTCGCAGATCATGAAAGCTGCGGTGCATGACCGCCTGTATCCAGCCAACTTGCTCGAAGATCTCAAGGACGTGATGAAGCCAATCGACTACAAGGCAGATGAAAAGCGGCCACTGACCATAAACGAGAAAAAGGCGATGCAAGACGCTGAATTATCCCCATCTGATCGAATCTTTGTGGATATCTTGTACTGTACCGGATTAAGATGTGGAGAAGTGCTCGCCCTTACTCGGTTTGATATTGATTTTTCCGAAAAGATCATCAATGTGAACAAAGCAGTTGAATTTGATGATGCCGGAAAGCCGAGCATCAAAGAACCGAAATCGAAGAACGGATTCCGGCAGGTTCCAATTCCGCCGCAGCTCTATACGTCACTTGAAAGCTACGTGCGGTTTTGCATGAAAGGAACGCTTCTGTTTTCGATGCAGGGCGGCAAAATGGTGTCTAAATCCTCTTACCGCCGGAAGTGGGAAAGAATCACAAAGGAAATGAATAGAGTCGCCAAAAAGCCCGTCTGCGGACTCACAGCCCATATTTTCCGCCACAACTATTGTACATCGCTCTGCTACCAGATCCCGCGTATCTCGATCAAGAATATAGCGTCTCTCCTGGGGGATGACGAAGCAATGGTTTTGAGGATTTACAATCACATCATGCTGGAAAAAGAGGATACCGCCGGAGCGGTAGAAGCTGCTCTTTCCATGTGATACGAGGTGACACGAAAATGACACATTTACATTCCTCTACATTCCTCTACAATACCTTACTTTGATTTTCCGATAATTTCATTCCGACAACGTAAAAAGGCTGAAAACCCTAGTAAAATCAATGGTTTCCAGCCTTTTCAATTAGTGAAGCATCGGGGATTCGAACCCCGGACAACTTGATTAAAAGTCAAGTATCCATACCTCTTATTCTGCCCGCAAATACGCCATTTTCCAACGATCCCATGACACGAAAATGACACATTCAGATCTTAGCACATTGTGTCCATCATGTCAAACAAAAAACCGCGCCATTTTTTGACACGGTTTTATTTTCTTTCAGAAGAAATTATTATTTCTTTCGTTTTTCTTCTGCCAGATGCTGATCATAATCTGTTGGTAATACACGCCATCCTTTATAAGTTAAACATGGACGATTTTCTCCTTTGATTTTTCCCAGCATTGACCTTTTAACTCTGCTTAGCCCAGCAATCGTATTAAAAAATTCTTTAGAATCTGGTTCTACTCCAAATTTATCACAATTTTCTCTAAGCCAAAAAGTCAAAGAATGAACATGGAAATGTTCTCCTTCCGGGCTTATTAGATGCCAATCTATCGCAGCTCTATTCGTTTCAAATCTTCCGGATTTTGGGCTTTTCTTTGCTGCTTCTGTTGCTTTTCTTTGTATCTCCGCATTTCGAGGATTCTTACGTCTTGCATCCGACATTTTTTGTTTAACATCCTCGGAGCGTTTCGCTCCTTTGTGTGTCTGGCTTAAATGTATCAGCCTGCACTCCCTTGAGCATGTCACAACATTACGAGATGGGGTGCAATAAAATTCCCTTCCACAAATAATACACTTCTTAACATTTTTGCTCATTATAATACTACCTTCTCAAATCATCTTCAATCAAATCATTTAAATACTGATTAACGCTTTTCCCCTTTTTCGCAGCCCTGCTTTTAATAATTTCTTTATTTCCTGCCGGAATCAACAAATTTATACGATCATATTTTTTCCTAATAAAGTCATTCACATATTCAGTTTGATTAAATTCTTTATTCATATTTTCCCCTTTCATCAGACATATCTCTGCCAATTATCATCTTTATTTTTTCTTTGAATTTTACAAATTGTATCGTATCCATACCATTTTCCATTAAACCAACACTGTCCAAAATCACCCCAATTAAAATAAATGCTTACGTAAAGATCATTTATTTTATCTCTATTTGAAAAATCATTTTCAGAAAGAAATTCTTTTCTTATTCTTACCATATCATCAGAACCATCAACAGTCAAAAATCTAATCTCCCAAAAATCTTTTAACTCCAAAATAATGTATCCATCTCGACAATCAACATCCAGTTTTCCTTCAAAACTTCTGTAAACTTCTTTGGACATGCTTTTTCCTCCCATTAGTGCATCAGCGAATCCGCAAGTGCTGTTGCATCTCTACAAATTCTTCCGTTATTGTTCTCGTACACAGGCAGATCATCGACAAAAATCCTCAAAATATTTTTTCTTTTGTTGTATCTTCCAATTTTCTTTTTTCCGGTGTATCTCGTCCACCCATCAAGATCCTCGTAATAATCTGTCATATCATATTTTACATCATTAAAATTGACATCTTTGCCAAACATTTTTTTGTATCCTTCGTTGGCCATCGAAAGAAATTTATTTGCAAGTTCGATTGTGAACACTTTTCCATATCCTTTTTTTACAGATACTGCCCAACTTGCTTTACATTCTCTTCCGCTTTCATCCCATTCATTAAAATATGCAGTGAAATATTCATTTTCATTTAAATTCTTTGCTTCCGAACTATTCATTATTACCACTTTTTCTTCCATTTTTGCTACCACCTTTCTGATTTGTTTATTTCCTTTCTGTGATTATATATTAGCACATTATACGTATAATGTCAATATATTTTACGTATAATGTGCATTTTTTGCAAATAAAAAAGCCGTGCCATTTTGACACGACTCTTTTTTTATTCGCAAAACGCGATATCGGCGCCTGCATCGCCCTCATACTCTTCTGCGGCCTCCTCCGCCTCTTCGTAAGTTTTGACTTTTGCGATCGTTTTCCGCGTTTCTTTGTCGACCACGAAAATTTCCATTGGAGTAAACTTCCAAATATCTCCGCCTCCGATCCACTCGCCGTCTTCGTCATATTCGTTTTCCTGGATCGAAAACTCTTCGACCGTGAAGAGGCTTCCGGATGCGCAAACATCCGTTTTGTATTTTTTCAATTCCTTTTCGGCTTCCTCTTTGGTTCCGAATGAAGCAATTTTTTCCGGATCCACATCGTACATCGTGCATCCTTCCTTGATTTCATCCCTTTCTTTCCAGCTGATTTCTGCTGTTGTTTTTACGATTTCAAATTTTTTCATTTTCTTATCTCCTTTTTTCTCTTTACTATTTTTTAAGTCATTGTCGATCAGTTCATTTATATACTGATTGACACTTTTTCCTTTTTGTGCAGCCCTACTTTTAATAACTTGTTTGCTTCCCGCCGGTACAACCAAATTTATCCGATCGTATTTCTTCTTTATGTAATTGTTGATGTATTCAATTTGATTAAATTCTTTTGTTTCTCTCATAATTACCGCCTTTACATCGATTTAATATCCAAGTTTTTGCATTCTTTCAATGTTAAATTTCCAATAAGTTATTACCGATGTACCATATTTCTTTATAGCATCTTTTTTTAATTCTTCACTTGTGAAAATTAATTCAAGTTTTCTTAAATCATGAAACAATTTTTTACTCATTATCGGATAATACCAATCAAATCCTCCAACTTTTTTAGTAACAATTTGATAACAAGCTCCGTTATCTAAAATTAGATCTTTTTCATCAAGTTCAATTATATTTCTACCAACTTTTAATTTTACCATTTTATTATCACCTCTTCCAATCTTCCGAGTAAATATTTCTTTCATCAATTATTATTTCGTTTCTATGGTTATAATATATCACATATTGCGCAATATGTCAATACATTTTACGTAATATATTTATTTTAATTTTACCTTAAAAAATGGCAATAAAAAAAGGCGTAGGGAAAATCCCCACGCCTCTTGATATCTTTTATATTTTTTTACTGCCGATTGCACCATTCCTGCAGAGCGCGTACCATCGCTGACGGGTAGCTGATCACGCCGTCTACCGGTGTGCCGAGTTTTTTCTGGAGCGCGCGGATGGTCTGCGGTCCGAGGTATCCGTCTGCGGTCACTCCTGCCCATCTCTGCATGGCCCTGATCAGATCGGATCCGCCGGACAGCTTGCCAGACCATTCGGCCGCCGCGATGCCAGCACAGTATTTTTTATTGCTCATAGGCTGGTCACTGATCACGCCGTCTACTCCGGTTTTAAAAATCTCCTGCAAGCGTTTGGTCAGCTCCGGTCCCCATACTCCATCAACCGAAATCGCTTTTACGGTCGATTCTTCTTTCGGAGCTGCTCCGCCGTAAGTGCAATACTTAGTATGGCAGTTAATCCAGCCAGCACCGGAGAGCAGCCGTCCCCAGCTTCCATTCTGAATTTCTGTCACCGTGTAGCTGCCGCGGTCTTTGATCGTTCCAACTCGTCGGCTGTCTGCGTTCGGCTGCTCTCTAATATTAAGGTCGGTATTGACCTTGTAAATACCAGGCTCATACTTTCCGCTTTCTGGCTGTTCGACCGATGCCGCGTCACTGATCAGGCTCTTAAACCGCTCCCAATCCCCTCTCTCGATGATCTGGCTCGGGCAGTGCTTGCTACAGATATCGTAGTGGCGGTATACGCGACTTGCCGGAATGCCAGTCTCCCGCATGATCTCTTTGACGACCGCTACCGTGTTCTGAAACGCTTTTTCGTAATTATATCCCGCCTGCACGCACATCTCAACGCCGATGCTGCTACGGTTGCCGTAGCGTCCAAACAGGTTATTACCGCCGTAATTAACCCCGACGTGCCAACACCCACGGCTGTGCGGTGCCGCCTGATAGGCGGTGTCACCATCATCCACGTAATAATGGGCGGACATATTCTGAAAATTGCCGTTATACTGCGCTCGTGCGTGTGCCAGCGCGTCTGCTCCGGCGGCGAAGTTATCCGTGTTGTGGACTACGATACATTTAGGATCGTTCTCACTGTAAGTGTTCGTGTTACTGATTAATGATCTGTCAATTCTCATTTGTCGATGCTCCTTTTCCCCAAATTTGGATTCTTAGGAACATTGTACTCTTTTTCTCACGGCTCTTTGTAGGCTTGTTAGACTACGTATCGGTGATGGCTGTATCTTACGTTTTCCTGCGTTACTTTTGCGTAGATCATCGTGGTACTGATCCGCGTATGACCGAGGAGTTTCTGCAGATCTGTCACGTCCATGCCGTGGTCTATCGCATTTGTAGCTGTGGTGTGCCGGATCAGATGAGGAAATAGCGGTCTCCCGATGCCGGATCGCACGCCGATGTTGTGGATGACCTGCTCTACAGCTTGCTTTTGCAGAGCATGGTAAGGCTTACGTATTGTACAGAAAACGGCATCTGTATCGTCTTTTCTGGTAGCCCAATACTTCTGCAGAGTGTATTCTGCGCGGGCGTTAAGATAAGAAACTCGGTGTTTGCGGCATTTTCCGAACAATCTGACTTCTTTCGTGGAGAAATCAATATCTTCTTTTTTGAGGATCGCCATTTCCGAAACACGGCATCCGGTACTGTAGAAAAACTCGATCATTGCTCTTTCTCGAAGATCAACGCACGCATCCCGTACCATTTCCATCTCGATGCCATCAAGTGGCTCTCGCGGCTTCTCCTCGTACTTAATGGCGTGGATTTTCGCACATGGGTTCTCCGGAATGTAATATTCCAGACAACACCAGTCAAGAAACGTATTGATAACGATGCGCTTAGTGTCAATGGTATGATCCGAGTTCTTCCCAACCAGCCCGTACAAATATAAGCGGATATCGTTTGCCGTGATTTTCTCAACTGGCTTGCCGACGGCGTACAAAAACTGTTCCAGATAACATTTGTAAGTTATAAGCGACTGCGGACTCATGCCCTCAATCTTTTTCGATACCATGTAGACCTTATAGCACGCTGGTAAGAGATCATCCGGAACCGCTACATCCCTGCACTTCTTTTCAATGTTGTAATCGTCCGAAAAGATCTCCAATTCGTTAAGCACAACTTTCATCTGCTCCGGTGTGAGCTTGCCGTTCAACTTTGTAATAAACTCGGTCGCAAAATCTGCCATAAAAAAACCTCCTTTTGTGGTTCACAAAGGGAGGGTATTTCCATTTTGTTTATATTGTTATTAGCTCTCATTTTGTTGTATTTCATCATTGTTTCTATTGCTTGTTCACAAAACAATGCTCTTTTGTCAAATTCTTTATATTCACATATCCATACACCCATCTGACCAGTAGGTATTGAATATGCACAAAAATTGCATTTATTCATATCAGCTCCCTTCTTTCTGTTTATATATTCTCCGCAATATAAGTTCTTTACAGTACTTCATCCACGATCCCATACTCAATCGCCTTATCTGAATGAATATAGAAGTCCTTCTTCTTTTCACGAATGTCAGCAATATCTTCTTTCGTCAGATTTGTTCTTTCTTCAATTAGCTTGCTATATTTACTTAATGTCTGATCTTCTTTTACCATCTTAAATACCCCAAAAATTTTCCTCGATTAGATGCAGCTTCTACCGACACATTAAAATACTCTGCAATCTTGGAAGTATCTACTACGTTACCGTCCGCAATCCTTTTAAGAACTGTAAGATATTCCGATGCTGGCATTAAAAAAGCTGCTGCAAACTCATTTGCTTGATATTCTTTTTCGGAGCTTCCTATTCGATGATAAATGTTATTCTCTTGTCTTGCCCATAACTCTTTATTAGTTCTATATCCCATATGAAGAAAGAGATGTCCTAATTCATGCGCAATTGTAAATCTTTCTCTTTTTTCGTCTTGATATGGGGATACAATAATCCTAAATCCATCCCCTTCCTTTTCAACTGCGCCATCTGAAAATGAAGTTTCTTTTTGGATAGTACCACCTAATATTTCAACAATATCACCAATATTCTGAATCGGAACAGAAATGTCATATACATTTAGTATATCTTCTGCTAATGAATTAATCATTCTTCTAGTAGAAATATCCATTATATCACTTCCCTCTCTTTAATGTCTTTTCATTATATCATACTCCTTTTACCATATTCAATACCTCCACAACTATTGATTAAAATTCCTATTTCATTTATGACATTGCAAAAAAGAATATCTTTGTTATTGTTTCATTATTAGTAATATGAGATGTAAAGTTCCACCCATTTCCATCGAGTGAAAAAATAATACCGGATATCTTAATTGTTGATTGATCATAAACAATTTTTTGCACTATAGCAGAATAGCCTTTAGGGTGATCTTTCCAACTTCCGCAGATGTTAAAGATCCCGTTGTTTTGCCCTTTTATATTAGATATAATCAAATTAATAAGTGATTCAATATCATTACTTGCCGATTGTGAAATATTTTTTGTTTTTGCTTTGAGTAATTCGTTAATGGCTCCCGGGATTGTCTTATTAGTCGTCTCGAGCTGAGAGATACCCTCAGACACGATTTTCTTAGCAATCCATTTCCACAGATTGCCGAAAGTAAACTTTTTATTCACTTTTGCTTGGGTGTCGTAGATAAGAGCAAGGTCGGTGTCTACCGGTTCTGTTTTTTCGGTGTAATCTGTGAATTTTGCCATATTAGTTTTCCTCCTTATTGAGCTGATTATTTTCAATATATTCATCAATTGCGGCGATATGCTTTTTCAATTCCGGGTTAACCGCGACAAAATTGCCGCGGTTATTCTGACTGATAAGGTCGCCGGAATCGTCCACCTCTGAATAGGTGTAAGCGATCCGGATGCCCTCGCCGGTTACTAATTTCGTAAAACTTGTTAAGACTTTCATTGTTTCTCCTTTCATGCTATAATTTTCGATTCTACATAATCAATATACGTCTGATAGCCGATTTCGCTGTAGTCCAATTCCGGCTCTTTTTCATATGGAGTTTCGTTCTTTTCCAGTCTTTCTAGCGTGTAATCTGCCTGTTTAGCTTTCAGCTCCCATGAAAAACTAAGATTTGGTGTTCCTTTGACCAAAAAGTAGTCTGCCGTTTTTTCCTCGATCCACAGGTCGCCGCATCCCTCTTTCTGCAAGAACACGTTATACTTGTCATTTCTCAGCACTGTTTCGCCGAAAATATCGTCAATCTGAACGTAGCACAGGCCGTTTTCGTCCGTTTCCGCTTCTCCGATGTCTCCGAAGAACGGGCTTGGCATCTCATAGCAATACTGGAGACGCTGACCGTAGTTTTCGGTATCTACAATTCTATTTTTGGTTCCAGAAGTGTAGATTCCCTCTGCGGTTACATGTGAACCTTTTCCAAGTCCATTTCCTATTGCATAAAAGCCGCCGTTTGCATCCTCTTTTCCGGCTTTCATGTATACACCATAATTCGAGAGCGAATCAGTGACAGAGGAATATCCTGAAAGATCGTCCGTGTAACACATTCCGAAGTGTCCGCTTGTCCACGTGCTGCCAATTCCAGCTCCCGTTGATCGATCAAGCAATCGAACGCCAGGGAATAAGTACGGATTCATTTCAAAAATATATTCTTTCCGAGTAACGCCAAGTCCCCAGTTAGCCGTACTGTCAACTTTTACGCCGCCTGTGGAGATTTTGACAGCTTCATTTCCGTTGACCGTGCCTTGTATATAGTCATTTTGTGACTCAAGGTGGATCTGCGTACCATATATGGAACCTTTTTTCAAATTAAAACCGTCTTTGTTCCAGCTTCCGATCTTATTTCCACTGGAATCATACACTTCCGCTTGACCGTTGCCGTTGTTGACTCCGCCAAGTTTTAAGGTTCCGCCTTGTGCGTACGAGAAATTGAGGAACAGTTTTCCATCTTTCAAGAAAATGCCCTGTGCCGCGCCGTTATTGGTGAGTCGGTTAAAAATTTCAAGCTGTGTTAAGGCCTTGTCAAGTGCATCTACCGCGGAGTTGTCCGTATACTTATTTCTCTTCTGCCAATCTCCGGCAACATACGAGCCGGACTCTCTGGCGGTTACGCAAGTCATGATATCGGCACTCGTCGAGTCAAACCAGAGGTCACCTACAGAGTACGGAGGTTTTGGCTGGCTTACGAAAATCTGAGCCTTTCCATCAATGATGTCGAAAACATCGTTCGGGATGCTCATTTCATGCCAAATTCCGGCTTGATAGATGTATTCCTTATTGGTCGATGGGTTTTTCCAGAGATCGCCATCGTGAACCATCTTTTCACTCTCAATCACGGTCATGATCGCCGCGCCGGTGCTGTCCGTAACGGTCGCTCCGGTGTGATCCAGCAACGCTTCTGCGGTCGTTCCCGTCCACTGTAAGGCTGGGTCGGTTGTCTGATACCATGTTTCGGCTTTTTTGTCGATCGAATTGGAGATTTTATCCATCTTGTCGTCATACGCGGTGATGAAATCACCCAGTTCCTTGCTGACTGCTTTTACGGCGGAGTCATCCGTATACTTATTTCTCTTCTGCCAATCTCCGGCAACATACGAGCCGGACTCTCTGGCGGTTACGCAGGTCATGATATCGGCACTCGTCGAGTCAAACCACAGGTCGCCGATCGAGTACGGAGGTTTTGGCTGGTTTACGAAAATCTGAGCCTTTCCGTCGATGGCATCGTAGACACCGCTCGGCGGCTCTGCTTTCATCTGTTCCCACGCGCTACCGTTGTAAATATAGGACTTCTGCTCGGTCGTGTTGTACCACAAGTCTCCCTTATGCTGTTTTTTCAGTGCATCTGTTGTCCACGACTTAGACGGGTCTGTGCTCTGTCTCCACGTTTCGGATTTTCCGTCTATCTGCGTCTGCACATCCTTGAGCGTTTTTGCATAGTCTCCCTTGATCCAGTTGTTAAGAGAGGAATCATCAGTATATTTATTTCTTTTTTCCCAGTCTGCAGCATTAAAATTTCCGCTCTCTCTCGCAGTCGTACAGGTCATAATATCTGCACTGGAAGAATCGAACCATAAGTCACCCACATCATACGGCGTAGTTGGCTGCTTAACGAAAATCTGAGCCTTGCCATCAATCGCGTCAAATACGGCTTGTGGCGGCGTTGATGTCATTTCCTGCCATGCTGAGCCATTATAGATATAAGTTTTCTGGTTCTCTGTGTTGTTCCACAAGTCGCCCTTATGCTGGGCTTTCAGCTCATCCGTTGTCCAATTGGCCGCCGGATCAGTGCTCTGCCGCCACGTTTCCGCCTTACCGTCAATCTGAGTAGACAAGTCGGCAATCGTCTCTTTGTAGTCGCCAGAAAGGAAGTTTTCAAGCGCGGTATCGTCTGTATAAGTATCTTTTTTCGCCCAGTCGGACGCATTATACTTTCCAGATGTGCGCTTAACTACGCAGACAAGGATAGTTGTTCCGGTGAACCATGTATCGCCTACGTCATAAGGGGGAATCGGTTCGCCAACAAAAATCTGCGCCTTGCCGTCGATTCTGTCAAAAACATCGTCTGGAACGCTCATTTCGTGCCAGGTTCCATCCTTATAGATGTACTCGACGTTATTGGTTGTGTTATGCCACAAGTCGCCGTTATGAGCCGCTTTTTCGCGCTCCCATACGGTCAGAATGTTTGCACCGGTGCTGTCCGTAATATTCGCGCCGGTATGGTCCTGCAATGGTTCAGATGTGCTATTATCTGTCCATTGGAGCGCCGGATCTGTTGCCTGGAACCACGTTTCGGCTTTCTTGTCAATTGAATTAGAGATTTCGACAAGCGTTTCTGCATAATCCGTGTAAATGAAGTTATTAAGCTCAGAATCATCTGTATACTTAACTGCCTTGATCCAATCAGACGCATCATAGGAGCCGGACTGGCGTGAGTGCTGGCATCTCATAAGATCGGAAGTATCATTGCCCACCCACAGGTCACCTACATCATACGGAGGATACGGCGTAGCTGTAAAAACGCGGCGCTTTGAGTCTGCTGTGTCTTTGGCTTCTGCGGCTTTCTGCATAGCAAGCGTGATATCGGTATCCTGTACTAGCTGCCAACTCCACGCCGATCCGTCTTTCTGGAAGCGGTACGCATAACCTTTCGATTTCCAATAAAATAAGTCTCCCTCATGAGCCGTCTTTTTCTCCTCAGTATCCCATTCTTTCGCCGGAACGTTGTTTAGCGTAGGCTCGTAATCGTAATAGAACGTTTCGATCTGTCCGTCAATCTGCTTTTGCAGGTTGGAAATCATAGGGTTGTATATATTGCTTGTAAAGTCGTTCAGAGAAGATTCCGCTTTTTTTTCGGCAATATCTGCCACCGTTTCGCCCTGAATGGAAAGAGAAACCACGCTAAGCCGGACTTCTCCCGTTTCAGCATCCATGTAGACGGTCTGTTTTCCGTTTCTGTCCTGGATGATAAGGGTGCCGCCAACTCCCCAATCGAAATTGATGCCAATAGCAGTCATGATCTTAGCTATCATGACTCCATCTACAGAAAATCCACCGTTCCAAGTCTTTCCGCCGTCGGTCGATGCTGTGATGGTATCAGCTGTAATTTTGAAAACACTTTTGGATTCTGCAAGCGTAGGCTTATCGTGCAGATAGTAGATGCTGCTGCCATCTGGCTGCACTTCGCTCGAAATATAGGTTCCAGGTGCGTTGGAAACCTGTTTTTCGAGAGCGTCCATCTGTTTTTCAAATTCTTTTTTAATAACCTGCTGCTGCTTTTTGAGATTCTGGTATACTTTCGAGCCAGATGTCGCCTTTTGCGACTTTACGGTTTCTGGGCTGTCTGTATCGCAGGAAATAGACGTACTGCCAAGGTACGTGTAAGTAATATTGCTCAGAACGGAAAAGAAAAGATTTCCTTTCATATCCTGCACGAAACACGGGTCCATAAACTCAGCAAGCGGGTTTGAAATGTGATCTCCGCTGAATGTGTAAAATTCCAGCCCGACAATAACATTTCCGATTAGCTGCAGTGCCTGTGCTTCTTTGCCGGAAATCAATGGATTTTCGATCAAGAAGCAGTAATCTTCCGAACCTACAATATAAGATTGCTTTTCATCTCCATCGTCGTTCTCCGCCTTAACTCCAGTTATCCGAATCATATCTGTCGAAATGCTCGGATTCTTCTGAAATCCAGAAAAATTCTGTGCTTTCGTGTAATCATACGTGCCATCTGACTTTTTAAGGCCGGAAAAATCATAGCTCTTAATAATAACAGCACCGTTGGAATCGCACATGGCATTTCCGCCAGCAATCATAGCGATATATCCGAGCATCTCCCTGCATGTAACATTTTCAGAAATTGCATCTACCACGAAATCACCATTTGTGAATTTCGCGCTGCCAGCAACAAGATTACACTGAATGCAGACATCCCGATAGATATTAAATATAGTCGCCGGAAACGTCGTATTTGCAACGTAACTATCGGATGTTTTCGCCATGTAATCTGCAGCAACAAGCGTAATTGTGGATCCCGGCGTGGTCGGCTCAACTACAGAAAAGATTCCCTCTTTGATTTTTTCTACGCTTCCATCATCCAGCGTCATTCCCGTAAAAAGCGTGATTTCTGCGCCGTAAAAGTCAATGGCATCAAATCTTCCGTCGTAGTTATCCAAATTAAGCTCTATTGTTCTTGAAAGCGCCACACCGAGGGGGAATGAACTTCCCCCATTGGTGGTGATGCTGTTACCGTCAATTCGAAAATCTTTGGACGGATCCAGAGTCAATTTTGTGCCGTTCCGTAAAACCACGTTCGCGTACGCATAACATGCAGAACCGTTTTCTACTTTTTTCCTAAATTCTGTGCTTACATTTTTCATGATGGGTCAATCCTCGTTACCTGGAAACTAAGACTTGTGCATTTTTCCTCGCCCTCTTTGAGGGAATACATCGCTGTGTCAACGTTTGCAACATAAAAAGCATGTGTCTCCCATTTTGCGGTTTTGATATTGAAATAATGGAAATTGAACTGAGACTTGAAAACAGTCTTTGAAAGGATTTCCGCTGCTGCTTCAAGGGTAATATCGGTCCATTTAAGGTTATACGCTTCAACGGTGAATAACCTTGTGTTGACCATTTTGCCGTTCATAAGCCGCCCGGAATCGTCCGAAGATGTTGCTGCAAAAGCAATTGTGTAACCATCTTCGTCAACATCTGGCGGCGTGTAGCCATCAAACTGCAAATGATTTTGTGCCATGTATGCCCTCCTTAAGTCGTAGACAGCTCGAATGGGTTATTTCCACCCTGTATCTGCTGCAGCTTTGCTTCGCTGATTGTTTCCTTGAACAGGACTTTTCTGTCCAACTGTGCAACGAAAGTATAGCTTCCATTGCCTTTTCCAGACTCTTCCCGGACAATCTTACGGATAAGCCCCTCTGGTGCTTCGATATTGTTTCCGCTTTTCTGATCTCCGAGCATTGCCAGAAACTCCTGGTTTGGTGGGATGACCGCACCGGATGCCAGATGTGGGATTCTTCCGATAGTTGGAATATTTACATGCGGAATTCTATTCACGCCGCGGATCAGATTATTGATTGCTCCGATTGCCTGATTAACCATGCTGATGATCCCATTAATCGGAGCACGCACAACATCACCAATTCCGCTCATGATACTCGAAAAGATATTTTTGACGCTCTGCCAAGCATTCCGCCAGTCACCAGTAAACGCGTATTTAATAAAATTCATAATTCCAACAAATACGTTTTTCATAGTTTTGAATATTGCCTTGATCAAATCGCAAAGCTCCTGCGGAGCTACACCGGCTACGCCAAAATATTTTACCCAGTCAACAGAGAATAATTTTTTCACAAGTGACATAAATGGGGTTAAAATATAGTCGCCAATCCATTCAATTATAGCGCCGCATGTATCAGCAAATCCCTGTGCTATTTGTCCTGCACCGGAAAAAGCTTTTTTCCAGTCGCCCGTAAACACACCAACAAGGAAATCGATCAAACCGCCGAGCATATCCAGAATTCCGTTCGCCATTTCTACCGCAGCGCCCAATAAATCAACAGCCGCGTCGCCTAGCCATTTTACAACGGGAGCCAATAACGGAATTACATTTTGAAGAATCCAATTAATAAGGGGAACAAGAATGTTATTCCAAATTTGCTGTAGCGCATCAATGATTTTTGCGCACACATCAAGGAATTTATCGACAAAATCTGTAAGAGGTCCATTAATCAAATCTTCGAGCCGCGTTCCCCATTCATCGATGATAGGCACTACATAACTATTGTAAAGATCAAGCAGTGTTTCCAAAATAGACGCACAGCCTGATTCGAAGTCATCAATAAATGGCTTAACGCTCTCATCATAAAATGCAATAATTTTGTCGGATGTATCGTTTAAAAAGTCCTCGATAACCTGCGCGAGATGTTGTATCGGAGCAATTGTATTATTAATTGCTTCTGTTATCTTATCCTTGTTGTCAATCCACGGCTGTGAAATAAGATACATCTTATCCCGTTCGTATCGTGAAAAAATTTCTACGGCCAGACCTCCCAAAGTCGCAAAAATTCCAATAATATTTCCAGTCAGATCCTGTGCCGTCTGTGTTCCAAACGTGTTTGCAAACACTTCGGCTATGGTTTTTGCAATAAGACCAAACTGATCTGCCATTTCTGTGCCGACGTTAAAAATATCAACCAAGAATTTCTTGACTCTATCCTTATTTCTGCTTAGATAGCTTTCAAAACCGCCTACAAGATTAACAGCCAGTGTAAGACCTACGCTTGCTATTGATCCGGCTACGACCCCGAGATTATAGATTACAGATTCTGCAAAGCGTTTTGCGGCTCCTACTACTTCCGGGTCCGTGAAGATCTCAGCAAGATTCCTTTTGATGGATGCCAGATCCTTTTTCAGCTCTGCAAGCTGCGGTTTGTAATCTCCAAGGCCATCCCAGAAGCCGGACATAAACAGGTCTTTAATCTTTTTCAGTAAATCAAAAACTTTCTGCAGATTATCCAGAAAAGCGTTAGGGATCTGCTCTTCCGTGAACATTGGCGCACTGCCTGTTCCTCCTCCACCGCCGCCAGCTCCCGGGGATTTGCCGCCACCGCCGCTGCCGGAACCGCTGTCGCTTTTCGAATCCATCTTGTTCAGATCATCGAGAGGGGAAAGGTATTTTTCCGTTGCTTCTGCGGCCGCATCTGCCGCATCTGCCGCGTCGTTGGTTGCGTCAGCTACATCTTCCGCACTCGATGCCGTATCGCTTAGAGATGCCGCGTAGTCCTTCTGGACGGCTAATGCTCGGGTGTATGTTTTCTTCCCGGAAAGCATCGAAAAAAACATACTCACGTATGTTGCCGCGGTGCTAAGCATGTCGATAAATTTGGACAGAATCGGTGCAATCGCCGTAAGAATCGGCGCAAAAGCTGTCGCAAGACTGTTTTTGAGCCGTTCCAAGCTGCCCCACAACATAGAGATAGCCGAGTTGGTTGAGCCGGATTCCTGCGCCAAATTTGACATTCCAGCCACAACCGCGCTTCTCAGCTTATTGAAAAGAACGAATAATGAGCGGATGCCTAGACCGTATTTTAACAACGTCATAATTCCGTTTTTGGCATTTCCCGCCGCGCTTCCGGTCTCTTTCAGCGAATTTGCGGCTTTCTTTCCGCTGTCAGCCACTTTTTTATTTGAATTTGCCAGCTTTTCTCCGTCGCCAGCGGCTTTTTTTGTTGCTGCGCTGCTTGCTGATTTCGAATAATTATCAATGCTGTCTTTTACGCCGTCATATGACGTTTTCAGCCGGTCATTGATATTTGCCAGCTTTTCTTCTTCCTGCGCCAGTTTTTCCGTCGACGCTGCTGCTTCTTTTGTAGGTTCGGTATTAATCGTTGCAGTACCGGCTTCTTCCATCTCACGCATTTTGTTTGCGACCGAATCGTATTTGTCACGTAAAAAGTCAAGGTCAACCGCAAGCTCTCCCATTTCTGCCGTCTTACTTCCGTCATCATTCGAAGACCAAAGTTCATCCCATTTTTCTTTGGTAATCGAAATTTTCTCATCCAATTTCGCAAGTTCTGACTCAAGCTGTGCGTACTGCTTGGTTGGAGTTTCTGATCCTAGTGCGGACGTGAACGCTCTTCCTGTTTCTTCAAGATCCTTCAACTCACCTTTTGCATATTCAATTGTTTTTGCGAGCTGGTCAATATCATACTGATAGCTCTTATACTTTTTGCTGTCTTCACTGCCGCCCAGCGCCACAAATTTTTCCTGCGCATAGATTAGTTTGTCCATCTGCGTCTTAGCAGACTCTATCTGTGCCTGAATCTCTTTGTATTCGTCGGTCGGTATCTGCTGTTTTCCGAGTTCAGCAACCTTTTCTTTGAGCTGTTCGACTCTTTTTTCCTGCTCTCTGTACTGATCGTTCAGCTTCGAGAACGCATTCGCCTGTTTGTTTAGTGATGCTTTGGCCTTGTCTCCAAGACCATTAATAGACGAGATACATTGCCGCACATTCGCTTCCAGCTCCTTACTGCCAGCTTTTGCGCCGTTGGTGTCAATCTCCGTATCAATGATGATATAGCCGTCAGCCTGTCCCGCCATGCGTTTTTCCTTCCTACCGTGTAACTTTTAACGGTTTATGCCGGTGCTCCGTATGCTCCGGCAGTTATTTTGATATTCCGAAAAGCTCTCTAAGAGCTGCTTTTTCTTCTTCGCTTCTCTGGCCGCTTGCCGATTTGAGATCGATGATAGTCTTGTTATCTCTGTAATATTCCTGTTCCCACTTGTCCAGTTTCTTTCCTTTGGCTTTTTTATCTCGGATACTTACCACGGTCGCAAACGTGCCTTCGCCGATCTCCACGTAGAATGCAAAAAAAGTCCACCAGTGCAGATACTTCTGACCGCGCACATCTTTTCCGGCAACCTTATTGATAGACGGAATAATAATGGTTGCATCCTGTATCCAGTCCATTAATTTTGGCCTTTTTCGCTTTGTGTCCTCTGAAAATCCGCAGTCAATAAATTCACATGCTTTTTCTGATGCTTCTTCCCATTCGGTGGGTGGCATATCGTCAAAATCAATATAGAGGATAGCTAACATACTTATGACCTGTTCAGCCCTCTTTTCGTCCTCGGTCATATCTGGTTCGAAAATCTCGGGATCGTTCATACATTGCAAAATATCCAATACCACTCGGTAATCTGAGCGTATTGGATATTCTTTTCCTGCAACGTTGAGCGATGTCGGAAGGCTCCACGCGTCCATTATTTACGATATTTAGCAACGTATTTATTCATACGTGTTCGAACTTTCTTCGCCCTGTGTTCGGTCTCAGTTTCGATCACGCGGCCGATAGCGTCAACAACTTCTTCGAAAAACAGCTTTCCAGAAGCAAGCGGAGAGAACGGGCCTAAGATGCTGAAAAATGATTCTTTCGAATCCGATCCGATCAGATAGGAAAGCTCATCAGCAACCATGCTTTCAACCTTTTTAATGTCCGCCGGTTCGTTTTCCGGCACTGAAAAGCTGTTCAGATGTTCTACAACCTCATCATATCGTGAGATAAGATTGGTGTCGGATGGTCGAAAATCAAATTTCCCGTATACATGGCCCTGCTTATTTTTGATGTAATAAGTTTTTAAGCCATCATCAATAATGATATCGTTACTCTGCGGTTTTACGAGTTTGTTGCTCATTGGAAAGCTCCTTTCTATTCGTGTGTGATCTTACGCCAGGGATGTGCTTTTATCGGAAGCTGGCGCTGCGCCCTCATTAAATTCCGGAGTTCCGGTTTTAAGAGAAGCTGCGCTTACGTATCCTTTTGTGAATTTGCCATCCTCAGAAACAGCGAACGGGATATTGAGACCTGCAGTATCGCCTCCGTAAGACTGCGGTTTTACGATGACTTCGCGTACGTACGCAAGATGATTGGTCGCCGCTGTGTCCTCCACGATGACCTCCAGCATAAGGGTTTTACAGGCATCGCCTTTTTTACGTTCAAGGGCGATATCTCGCAGTACCGGATACAGTTTGTTATCCGGGTCAGCATAGAACGGATCAGCGTCCATAGACGGCTCATATCCGTTGTCTCTCGTTTTGGTCTGGCCGAGAATGTTTTTGGTTGTTTCAGTGTCCGGGTTAAGCTCTACGGACATATCCTCGATGTCATCACCTACCAGCACCCAGCTTGCGGATGCCACGACTCTCTTGAATGTCGAATCAAGGTAAGTGGCCATTGCTTCACGCTCAAGTTTTGACATGTTTTTTCCTTTCTACCGCGTAACTTTTCGCGGTCAGCGGCTGCCGAATCGGTGCCGGTATGATTATTTTTTGAATTTCTTTCGATATTTTAATGACATGCTGATAACCCAGTCCTCCACTTTGTTTTCTGCCACCGTATCAAGATAAGATGGCGTAAGGCGGGTTATAGATTCAATAACTCTTCCTTCTGTAAGTGTCGGGTAAGATTCCAGATGATATTCTTTCCCATCCACCTGCACAGGCTGTTTTTCCAGCCATTTTCCGAGAGTGTCAAGAAATTCTTTGATTTCTGTCTTAATTCCCGGCGTTGTAGGTGCTGAGCGATACACGATGTAAAACGGATAGTTGCAAAGCTGATCCACAATTCCTGTGATGTATTTCTTTTCAGAAGCAACCACAGCTCCACTCACTGGATAGAATGCAATCCCTTCATCCTCTTTGAGCGAAGAAAACTTGATCTTTTCGGTCGGCTGAAGTCCGGGGAAAGTGTTCAGAACTGTTTCCAGCGCTTTCGTTACGATGTCGTATCCGTCCACATCGTATGTAACAGTTTTTTTAACCTCCTCCGGCACGTTTCTTCACTCCCTTCACCCATTCTTTGCCGTGTGCCGCTTTTGCGGCATCAAACCAGTGATCCGTAGCAGACGGATGCGCGGTTCTATCGAATTTCAGTGGTGTATCAGTAACAACTTTTTTTGCGCCAGGTCTCGCCCACGCTGAACGCGTCTCCGGATCAACCATAAGTTTTCCCTCGTACAGGAACCGTCCATACGGTGGAGCGCCTGCGCACACCTTTCCAGTGCCCTGCATGGATGCACTGCGCACTCTGGTTGCATCCACCATGATTCCGTCACGAAAAGGCATGTACGGGATCATATCATTCATAACCTGTCCATCAAGCCAGAACTGCGCTTCCTGGAACTGCTTGTCAAACCTCGTAAGGTCTACCTGTACCTTAACATGTCCATTCACGACCGAAAAACTGGGGAAATGTTTCGTATTGCTCATTATTTTCCCCCTATTTCAAAATGAGGAATAAGCCTGTACGGACCGCCTACATTGCTGATGGAAAACACATTATCGTATTTTTTATTCATGTAGTCATAGAATCCGCGGTCTACTCTGCTTGTGTATTCCGCGTCTTTCACCACGCCGTACATCTGTCGTTCAACGATTGTTGTAATCGGCATTTTTTTGTGATCCTGCACGTACGCTCCGTTATGGTCGATAAGATATGCTTGTTCTTTCTTCACGCAATAATCGCCCAAAACAAAGAAATCCTCGCTGGCGAAAGTGATCGTTCCCGGAAGCTCTTCATTTGTCTGAGCTTTCCAGGCTTTCGGCGATAACCATTTCTTTCCCTGCACCACAATCGTGCCGTTATCTGGCGTGTACGCCACATGCAGGCTGGCCGTATCGGCGCTGTCAATACCGGTCCTGACAATATTTGCGACCTTATCTGTGATAAGATCCACATGCTGCAGCACGGTCGGATACCAGAATACATTCCCGGTTTGATCTTCGTACCGATTGAAAAGAGTTATGGTTTCATCATACATGGTTTCACCTACTTCTTATTCTTTACAAGCGCCGTCTCATATTGACCGCTAAAACGTGATTTTCCATTTGAGTACCACGTATAGCCTTTGGGATTCGTAAGAGCATTTTCTACGGGTTTCCAGCCTTTAGGGGGGGTATTGAAACGTTTTACCACCTTACCGTTTACAGTTTTCATCATTCCACTGTTGCTACCTCTTCCGCCCATCTCACAACCTCACTCCTGCATACAGGACCGGAACGCCGTCATCCGTCATAACGCCCTGTAGATTTTCGAGAATAATCTGTGTCACGAGCACGTTTTCTACCTTTTTGTCCATCGCCGCTTGTCCGTAGACGCTGGAATTTGTACCGCTGGTTCCGGTCACGTAGGAGATGCTTTCACTGCCGGAAGAAATCGAAGAAACGGCCTTATTGATGACCGTTCCATCTTCTCTTTTTACGGTTCCTACTGTTTCCATCGCGGCATTTTTTACGGTGTCGATCTGAAAAAGCGCATCCGCCAGTGTACAGACCGCTTTCTTGATCTTTTTCTGTGCCCGTTCGTTTTCCGGCAGCCCGTCTGCAAGCCGGTCGAATGTCAAAACATCAATTCGATCACTTGCCCGCTCGGCGTACCGCGGAAAGTCGGATTCTGGCACGGTATCGCCGAAATATGAAGTTGTGTAAAATTCATAATCTGCATAAGCCATGCCAGATACCTCCGTCAACCGTTGGACTTAATCAGTCCCATACGGATGTTTTTGTGATTGAATGCAAGTGACCAGTTCGCTTTTGCTCCGAGTTCCGCATTGGTCGGGGATTCTTTTGTGATTCTGTTTGCATTGATTGAGAATCCGTTCGGATGCAGCACGTAGCCCTGTTTTGTGTACAACTTACGAATACCAGCTTTGGTTTCCGGATCGTAGTCTGCATAGTACGGGTCCTCGTAGTTGGTTTTATCGCAGGTGAGCACCGTTCCAGATCCGATCATATAGCTCTTATAGATCGGAACGTCTGTAGATGTGTCTACCGTGAAACGATCAGATACAACTGGAATGAATCCGCCGATCGTCGGAAGCTCAACATCTCGCTCGATAGCATTGGTGATCGTGTACTTGTTGTAATCAACCAGCCCCATAGCCTTGTAACGAGCGTAGATGTAAGAGTTAAGGACCAGCAGACCCATGTTCTCGTCTGCGTCTCCAACTGCTTTCTGCTGCGCGAAAATCAGTGTTGTATCATTGATTTTGTTTGCATCGGTTACGGTTGTAACCCCAGAAGATGCCGTCGCCGAAAGATCCGTAACATGATCTTTCATACCGTCCAGTGAAAGAACTGCATCAACAATAGCCATGAGATCACGGGTTCTTACCTGCCGATAGAATCCAGCAACTGAATTCGCAACGTGCGTCATCGGGTCAGCGCCGGTCAGCTCTTTTGTGAAATCCTGGGATTTCCATGCTTTCATACGCTGGGTCAGCATACAAGTCTGTTTCTTTCCACTGATCTCTGTCGGGGTGTTGTCGGTTTCACCATCATTGTTGAGCGCGTGAGATTCATCCTCATCAATCGGAACATAGAACGGAAGTGTTGCAACGTTTCCTTTTGTTCCGATCAGATCCATGATCGTCTGATCCTGTACAAGGATTCCAGACGCTAAGATTCGGTCATTCCAGGTCGGCTGCTCGCTCATGTAGTCGGAGAACACCTCCGGATCAAATGAAAAGCCGCCAAAAGTACCAGTTCTTGGCATTGTGTTTCCTTTCTACCGCGTAACTTTTTGCGGTCAAGCGTTATCGCGTGATAACGGTGTTATTTCGAGAGTGCTTCGTACAGCTCGGGATCTTCTTCTCTTAATTTGAGTCTTTCATCAAGATTCATTTTGCGGAAAGTTTCTTTCGTAATCTCGCCGCCATTGCCGCCGGTTGTAGGCTGTGTGAACTTGGCTGCATTGCTCTTTGCCTTTTTGGCTCCGGCATCCGCGAAAATCCCTGCTTTCTGTTTTCCGTCCTTGTCGGTAATCATCTCTGTGAAGATATCCGAAATAGACTTTCCTTTTGCAGAATCAGCATCCAGCGCTTTTGTAAGCTCTGCGCGGTAGTAGTCGGCAGTAATATCGTTCAAAAACTCGTATTTCTTCGCTCCCTTTTCGTCTGTAGCCGTCAAGAAATCATTTACCTGTTTTTCGACTTCTGCCTTTCTGGCATCTGCTGCCCGTCCAGCTTTCTCTTCGTTGAGCTGTGTGGTGAGGGTTGTAACTTTCGTCTGTAATTCTTCGACGTTCACATCTTTGAATCCCTCCAGCTCTTTCTGCACATCGTCCAGCGAGTTCTTGTACTCATCACGCTTTGTAACTACCTTGTCATAATCTGATTTGGTCCGATAGTTTTCTTCCATCTTCTTTTTCAGATCTGCTTTTTTGTCTTCCGGAATCTCGATTTCGAGTTCTGAAAGAATTGCTTCGTAATTCTGCATTTTCTATCCTCCTAAACGTTGTTTTTAACTGCCCGTCGGCAGTAATGGATTTAGGCAGATCAACCTCTGCCGGGGTAATGGGAAAATAGGATTCGAACCTATCAAGCAGTCCAAAGATCCAGCATCTTATGGCAGAATCAAGGGGGATGATGCCAGTTTTCCATTACTGTTTCCCAATTGTGTAATTCATAAAATAATAAGAAACACGCCGCGTTTTCAGAAAGGCTTGAGGAACGGAAAACGCGGCATATTTCAGACACGTTCCGAGCCTTGTGCAGGCTCTTAACAGGATCCCCTAGAACGTCGAAAGGAGGTGAATTGAACATCAAAATGACTTACAAGCCCATCCCAACTTCTTTTCACGCTCCTATCGTACTACATTCAATGTTTTTCGTTGTACCCATCTTGTCATCACGAATCAGCAAGTTTTCGAATCTGCTGCATGATAGCCTGTCTTTCGTCGCGAAAATCCGCATCAAGAATCATCGCCTGCAGCATATCGAACACCTCAACCATCAGGCGGCCGACGGAATCCATAAGCTTATCTTTGTGCGCTGCGTCTCCGTGTTCCTGGTACGCCATTTTTGCCGCAATGTATTCGTCATACAATGCATCAATATTCTTATCATATTTTCCGTTGCTGTACTTCTTAATCAGTGTCTCTGATGCATCCATCATGACCGATGGAATGCTCTCACACTCCATTTTCCGCATATTGCACAGTGTGGTTGTGATTTTGAACATTGCGTCAAGGTTATCTGTCGTGAGTTTCTGCATCGCAGATTCTTTTTCTCTTTCCAACTGCTTTTCCAGCACTTCTTTCACGCTTCCCATTATTCAACCTCGATTCCTTTCATGCGTTTTTTGTATTTCTCGTGCAATTCTTTCTGCGAATCAGTGATATGGACCATATCATAGCCGGTCGAGATCAGATCAAGAATAATTTTGTCAATCTCTTTCAGTTCATCGCCCACATCATCTATCAGCGAAGCTACAAGCGTGAAATCTTCCACGTTTCCTTTTTCAAGTAGCTTTGCGGCATAGCTCTGATATACCGTTTTTGTCTCCTCTTCCCATTCACGATAGGCGGAAAATCCATCCTCTACGGCTTTCTGCTTAGTGCCTTTTCCGACGGAAATGCTTTTTGCGGCATACCATCCGTCCGGAATCATTTTAACCTCGCCAGAAAACGCATCTGGAATAATTTTCCCGTGCCGTTCGATGTAATATCGGCACACTTTACGGCGCTCAAGGCTTTCTGCGATGTGCTGGTACTCATGTATCTGTTTGTAACCTTTCAGCCCGAGAAAATCGAAATAATCTGCCATCTGGCCGTGCATCATGATAGCTGCCACGAAGCGGCTGTTGATTTCCGGAAAAATAGCATCCGCATCTGTTACGTCTGTTTTGCTTCGGAAAGTAATCATGATTCGTCACCCCCTACGCAACTTTTTTGATGATGAGGTTCGCGTCTTTTACCAGGACTTCGGTTGTAGAAATATTTCCGACTGATACAGTAAGGCTTGTTCCTGCCGGTACAGGGATCAGCGTGTCCGCGCTCACATTCTGATAAGTGTTCGCCGTAACTACGGTATAGTCCATCTCTGTTCCTCCAACCGCTTCTCCGTTCAGTTTCAGCGTAAGCACGGTCGCGCCTGCTGCCGCCGCTGTTACGTTTCCGTTGAACTGTAATTCTACCGCGATAGGAAGGTTCGTCCGGTTCGTGATTGTGAAAATTCCGCTTCCCTCGATGTGGTTCAGCCATCCGCTGGAGCATCCACAACGACGGGATTTTACGCGGGTATTGGTGAATACAACATTCTGTCCTGCTGCTACTGTCTGTTCTGCTTTTGCAATTACATTTAACATAATTTCTCTCCTTTTTGGAATGAAACAGGGGCAAGCTCCACGCCTACCCCTGTAATTTTGCACAACTACTGTTTCGTAGATTTGGAATCTTCCAACATGCTGATTATTTTATTTTGGTTTTCGATGATCCGGTCAAGGTACTTTCTGTCCTGTTCCTGCAGGTGTTTTGCGATATCCGCATTGCTTGCCTGTGACAGGTCACTCTGATAATTCATCGCCTGCAGGAATACACCGAACAGGTTCAGAAGATCGAGTGCGGACAGCTCGCTTGTGTTCATCACAGCACGTTACCGCCATTTCCGCAGCATCCGCCGTATCCGGTCATGTTGTACGCGAAATACGGGGAGCATGTAAGATAAGCCGGTGTAGGTGTCGGACGTACCGCATCAATGATTGTACGGGTCTGAGAAACCTGTGAAATCTGATTGTACGCGTTCTGCAGATCGCGGTCACGGTCTGCCAACTTATCTCTGAGTGTCTGGATGGTGTTTTCCTGCATCATCTGTCTGGTTGCGTTTCCATCGGCCAGAATGCTCTCCTTGATGTCACAGCAACACTGTGCCATCTGCGCCTGCATATTCTGTGCCATGAGTGCCGCATCATACCGGCTCTGCAGGATTTCTTTCTGCGTTTCACAGCAACAATTCTGCTGTGCCGCCTGTACCTGCTGTAAGCCGAGCTGATTGGTGTAACGATTTTCCAATACGTCCCTCTGTGTCTGGCAAGCAGTGTTGGAAACGTTCTGATTGGTGTTGAAAATATCACGTTTCACAAATTCATCTGAAATGAAATTATCATGTACGCCAGTTTCAACGCCGCCGCGGTTCCATCCGCCCATCATCGGGAACAGAAATGCCAGTAAAATAATCCAGATCCACCAGCAACCACCGCCCCAGTCATCATCATTGTTTCTCGTTACGGCTGCTACATCAGCCGCACTAAGTCCCATTGCTCCATCTGTCATGTTTCTTTCTCCTTATCCTTCTATTTATTAAGGCTGTGCACCGCCCTAATATCTTATTTCATCAGCCCGGAGAACTGCCCCGGGTCCATCCCGTTCTGTCTGCACATTTCCTCGAATACCTGCTTCGGGTTCTTTCCCTTGCACATATCCATAGCTTTTTTAACATTCGGGTTCGTCTGCGCCATCTGTTCTACTGCGGCCTGCGGGTTGCCCGCCTGTTTGAGCTTATTGACCATCTGCATAGCCTGCATCATCGCGCCCATCGGGTTGTTACCGCCGCCCATATTGCCTATCATGCTCATTAATGGATTCATACGGGTTCCTCCTTATTCTCCGGCTTTTCGCCTAATCGCGTCAGCAGAGCGTCAAATTCCTGCCGCGTAACATATTCTTGTCTTTCTTCTTTCGGCTGGCTCTGTGCCGGGTTTAGGGCTTCTGGCGAGATCTCGGCGAACTGAAATACCTTGAAAGTCGCGCTTCCCATTCCGTCCACAGACTTAACGTAGAACACAGGGCTGTTGTTGTCCATCATCCAGGCAGTGTGTCCAGGCTGGACAATCTGATTTCTTGCGCCCTCGATGCCTGCAACCTGTATCCAATTTACGTTGCTAGTCGGTGCCTGCGGCTGTTGCTGACTCTGTGGTGCATACATGCTCATCTGCTGGTTTCTCGCCTGTTCCAATTGATTGATTCTCTGCTGAAGCATTGCTTGTTCGTTCGCAAATGCCTGTGGGTCAATTGTTGTATACGGATACATATTCATTCCTCCGTTCTCTTTCTACTCATATTTTAGGCGCAAAAAAAGGACTCTGACAGTTCGTCAAAGTCCCATGAAATGCTTAAAAAAGTATCAATCAGCATACTTTAATGATTTTGGTGTTTACGTTTCTGCTGATCCGTTTGGCAGTAGAAACAGAAATGTTCATTAGTTCCGCACACTTTTCGAGCGGAATATTCCTACTCCGATAATCAAAAAGTGTACGTTCGTCCCGCGTAAAATTACAATACGCGCGAAAATATTCCAGCTCCGGTACTGTGAATTCATACACTTTCAAGATAAGCCCTCTTAATTTTTCTTGTCGGTCATCGCATTTACAAGTTCTTCCCTCGTTTTTTTTAAGCCCTCGATGTTGTTCCCTGTAATCTTATTTTCGATCAGGTTGAACATACTCCTCATTATCAGATTCATATCATCTCGTTGGGTGCGGATAGAGGTATAATCTTTCTCAAGTTTTGACTTGATATCCTTGATATCCTCCTCCATCGTCTGCATCCTCTTTTCCAGATCCCTCTCGGGCTTTTTGAATTTCTTCCATGCTCCGGTCAGAACCACAATCGCGCCACCTACTGTAGTTATCCAGCCGCAGAGAATCATGATTTGATTAATCGTCTCAATCATCTGCTTTTTCCTTTTTGCGTTTTTGATATCGCCGTGCATCCGCTGCGGCTCTTGCTGCCTGTTTTCGGTCCCAATGGGCTATTTTCAATCGCTCATCATAAGGGCGCAGGTTGTTGTCTTCGCAAAACTTGCGATATGCTTTATTTTGCTTACTAAGCAAATTAGCTTTTTGCTCTGTTCTACTTTGCAATTTGCTTTTCGTCTCGTCATCGCTTGCGTTGTCTATAGCATATTGCAAAGTTTGAATTTGCCTTTTGCTGTTTCGTATTCTGCGCTCCAACAATCGTTGCCGCTTCTGTGCTTCTTCAACCTTACGATTATCTGCGTATGAGATGTTCTTAGCGTCAAATGGGTTGTTCTTTCCGTCTCCCGATCCGAAGCTATGACGGCAATTCCAGCCACCCAGCCCCTCGCCGGTGCCGTATCCGGTCACCTCGTAGAAATTCGGGTATTTCTTGTTTTTTCCGGTTCGGGAATAGAATCGCCCTTGCCACCAAAGATGATTTCCCGGGTTCTGCCCGCCGTCTCCCGTTCGTGCGCCTACATGAGCAGAAACAAGAATAATATCCCAGTCCATCTCCTCCATCCGCGCTTCTGATACATCGCACGCCGCCTGCGCTATACCGGTGCGTACGATGGTCATGGTCGCAGATTCAAGGCTCTGCCGGTATCCTGTCGGGTACTTGACTGTCAGCCCCTCCTCGGACACTTTCTCGATCAGATCAGCCACCACAGCGCCGTAAGACTCTCCGCCGCTCAGAACCCTGTGATAGGCGCTGTCAAGCTCGTTGATAAAAAGTCTCTGCGCTTCTTCTGCGGTCGTCCGGGTGAAGTTCCGCCATGTGCCCGCGGTCGCCTTATAGTCTCTTTCCAGTACGCGCATCAGTGTGGGGGAAAGAAGAAGCGGCGTAGGTACCAGCCCAGCCGCCTTATATACCGCGTCGTCCCACTTGAGCGTCTGTATTCCCGCGTCAACGCAGGCTGATTTGATCTCTGATAGCTGCTGATTGGTCGCCTTTGCTATCTCTTTCTGGATATCTTCCAGCAGATAGCCAGCTTCCTGCAGTGCTTCGATTCTCCACTTGTCCGCCGCCGTCAGCATGTAGTTTTCGCCGCGTTCCATGCGTGTTAAAATCGCCTTGACGATCTTCCGCATGATCCGGTTGTGTAAATCCTCTGTGATGGCTTCTGCGCCCTCTGCCGCGTGCTGCAGATACTCCGGGGTAAGCATGTCTTATTCCTCTTTCTGTGCCTGTTTAATGATCTGGTTTGCTCCGGTGCTTGCTAATCCGCTGACAATGCCGACGGCTACCGCATTAAGCACGTCATGCGCCGGAAAGTCCGGGATTGTGTACATACCAACAACGCCAAGCACCGCTCCCGCCAATCCTACTGCGCACGGAATCCACTTGTTGCTAATATCCGTTGCTTTCATCACCATGCCTACCAGATAGCAGACTACTGTGATGCATACTACTGTTGCTACTCCACTCATATCCATGTTATCATTCCTCCTTATATTTGCTGTCAAAAAGCTCATCCTCTTTCGGAGTGGCTTCTTCGACCATTGCCTTTGCGTCTTCCTCCGAGAATCCCTCGAACTTGACGAAATACATCCACGCCGGTACTTTTCCGGCATTAACGTAATTCCACCAGCGTGCGCGGTCCTCCTCGCGGTTGTACGTAATATCACCGAAATCATACGTTACTTCGTACTCTCCCGCCGGACTCTCGCCGTACAGATCCGCATAGACGCTCAGCGCGTAATAGACGGCATCCATGCACTTCTCGAGCTGATCCCGAACATCCTTGATGTATTGGATCGTCCGCCGGTCATCGGATTCAACCTGAGTTGCTGTTACCATACCGGTTTTTTGGTCGAACACGAAATAGCCGTTGGAGAATCCAGCCTTATAGCCGATCTGCGACAATAACGCATTGATTCCCTTAACCCTCACTTCTGTGTTGAGTGTCGGGTTGATTTCCTGGTAGAAAGAATCCGGCCCATCGCCGTAGACGTTTCGAACGTACTTCGGCAAGTTCGACGTTGCGGCAGCTCCCGGGTTCACCTTATTAACCGGCGTGCCAGCCGGAGACAATAACCGATCATCTGCCAGAACGATTCGTTCACTGTCGTGGATTTCTCCGGTCATGCGGGAATACGCAATATCAAGATCTTTCAGTTCTTCCATCGCTTCTGCATACACCGGCAGGCCGAGCGGTGTTGACTTGTCCACGTTGTTCGCTTGCGGTGTCACGAATACGCCAAACATCGGGCCATCCAGGCTTTCTCCGTTCGCTTTCAGAATCGGCGGGGAGTCTGCCATAAGCTCAGACCATTTCGTATCTTTCAGATCCACCGGATCTCCGATTGAATCCGGTGTTTTCGACCGATAGGCCCGATTGGAAATATAGTAAGGGCGTACTGTATCATCGCCCTGCTTCTTTTCTTCGAATCGGTGGTATTCCAGCCGCGTGTAGTACCATTTTCCTTCTGTGTATGTATCCTTGAATATCATTCCGGTGATATTCTGGTTATCATAATCAGTAATAAGCACTTCGTCCGGTGTGAATACGTCCAGCGTCTTCCCGTTTGGTTTGATAACCACCATACCGTACGCGCATCCATATTCCACCCATTTGCGGATGCTAAAAAATACCGCGTCCGTCTGTTGCTGCAGCCATTCCGCCCGTGCTGAACCCTCAATTGTGATCTTAATTGCAAGTGTAGCAAGCCGCGCCGTCTCAGAGCTTAACGATTTTGCAAAATTGATTGTTCGGATGCCGTTCTCTATATCTTTCCACGCCGGTTCCCCGGAATAAACCGCAGCGCATTTTTTTATGACCGTGTCCATAACCGGCGATTCGATCACGTCAACGTTAAACGCCTGCTCTGCTTCGCTCTTAAAAAACATGCTCAGCCACCTCTTAATAGTTGTTATCAGTCCCATTCCTAGCCCTCTGTTACTTTTCTGCCGCACATCGGGCAGTAATTGACGTTATGCGGCGTTCCCTCGATGCTACCCGCCGCCCGTGTCTCGACCATCGTATTCCGGATCAGTTTACACTGATAGATGTATCGTGCACGCTGATCGAATCTTTCTAAGGTCTTCCAGTTTTTCAGTTCGTCGCAAAATTCGCACATTATGCACTATACCCCCTGCGCATTGATATTGGAGAGGTAGCATACCTGAGAGAATCTATCCAATGGTCATCACCATCTGGATAGTCTGCTATCACTTCTCCATTTGCATCAATTTCATGCTCGTAATTGATGATTTCTTTGTATGCTCGCGGCGTGCGCGCCGGATCAATAACAAGCGTTCTACACTGGAGCCACTCAAAAGTATATTTTCGGCTGCCCGGAGTAACAAGCGCTCTTCTAGCCGGAAGTCCTGCGTCTCGGAAGTCTACTATGCTTTCTTCCTCGTCTACACCGCAGTAGATAGAATAATCATCATAGTTCTTATCCTTGATCTGTTGCGCCATGATGGAGTTTCTGATCTTGCATCCGCCCAGCTCATCCAGTAGATACACCTTTTCTTGATTAGGCACATATGCTGCCCGAAGAAACGCTTTCGGGTCTGGATACCATCCCCAGTCTTGCCCCTGGTAGATGGACTGGAATTTCCGTATCTCCTCATCTGTGATAGTTCTAATCTCCAAAAGTTCAAATACATTTGTTCCAAGTCCGACCGGAATGCCAAGATACTCATGCTTGTACGCGCGCTCATTGGTCTTTTTGAGGTGTTCTGCATCATCAATGAACTGTTGCCCCAGCCATTCAACAGGAACGCTTGTGTAGTCGCTCTTGTGCCTGTAACTGTCGTCTCGTGGCTCTTCAACGTATACATTCGCCCAGTTGCTCCGGCTGATCGGCGGGTTGAACGTCTTGAACACAACGAACTTATCACCACCACGCAGTACGGACTGCTGTACAGTTCGGATTTCTTCGATTCCAGCAAACTCGTCAAGCTCCTCAAACCACAAATACTTGAACCATCCGCGGCTTGCCTTGATCGACTTCGTTTTCTTCGCCTTGTCCAGTCCACGAAAGATAATCTTCTGTCCTGTCGGCTTGTAAGTGTACTGCATAGGGCTTACACTCGCCGACCAAAGATCATTTGCTCCAAGTGCATCAATCCCCCATGCTATCTGCTCAAATACCGATTCTCGTAGGGTGTTTCCAACCTTTCGAAATATCACAGCATTTGTGTGCTCTCCTTTTTCCGCATCCATCATCATTCCGAGTGGAATCTCAACACCTACAAAGGATGACTTCGTGGATCCACGCCCTCCGTACAGGTCATAATAAGTGTGGTTGCCATCCAAAATATCCCAATGGACGGCGTAGAAAGCAGGCGCGATGATGTCAGTTAGATTTACTGCGTTTACGCTGCTTTCCATTCTTTCCCTCCGGGCGTGGAATATTGTTGATGATCGTAATGCCATCACCGTTTGCTTTCGTTTTCTCCGTCAGCTCAATTCGTTTCATAAGCTCCCGGCCTGCCGCCATTCTGGTATCAATTGATACTTCAAGTCCGAATTGGTCTTTTACTTCGCCTCTCATAACCGAAGTGTAAAATTCCTGTATTTCTTTGATAGTAGCGACCTTTTCGCTCTCCACTTGCTCCTCCAGATGGCGTAAATACTCTCTGACATTCGGCTTTTTTAAGTTCTCACTTGCCATTTGCGGCGCTGTCTTCTCAGAATACCCCGCTTTTCTTGCCGCTTCCGCCTTGTTTCCGCATTCCATCAGCTCATGGCAGAAATCTTTTTGTTTTTTCGTTACGCTCATCTAATCACCTCTGTCTATTGCCATTCTTGCAGCGTCCTCCACATATCTACCAGACAGTTCAGTAAGTCAAGCTGTGATGCTGTCCTGATGATCTGATAGTCCATTTGTTTCCACACGCCAGCTTTCCCGAGGAAATCAACAGGGGTTGAGAGTATATACATGGTTATCATTCTCTGTTGCTCCTTCGAATAGAACTGTGTTGTCCCTATCTTCACGATTTGCCCATTCTTCACCAGCGCGCGTTGCAATTTTTTAATGATCGTGTTTAGGTTTGCCATAATATCCTCCCCTTCCTATCGATCAGTCTTTCTTTACCCAGCTCTTCGTCTTTCCATCCCACCGAAAGCCTTTTTCTTTTAACATGCTTCGTATGTTGTAGGTTTGTCCCGATACGCTGCTTACCTTGTCCCATCTGATACCGTAACTTTCAATTCCTCTGGAATCATCGTAGCTCACAATACCATGTTGGATTTTATACGTCACGTCTTTGGTGTTCGCTTTCGGGTTGCTGTTATCGAACGTTCCATAGGCTTTTACAATCTCTATTCCGCCTTTTTCGTTCTTTTGTTCTACCGCTTCATACACATCATCTCTATAGTGTGGACCATAGATAGAATTCCGGCGGTAGAATGTCGTGATCGTCTGCTCTTTCGCTTTCGGGTCCAACGCGGATTGGCTTTTCCTGCCTATTCCACTTGCCCCCCTCGTCCGCCCAACTAGATTCCCTCCTTCTTGTATCTCTCCTGGAATGCCGCGACCTTTTCCACGTCCCACTCCAGTTCTTCCGGAACTTTCCCGAAGAAGATCACATGCTCCGGTGATAATCGTTTCATCATTCCTTCATATCCCCGCAGGAATGCCGACTTTTTCGCCTTGCTGTTCTGCGTTCCCACACTGGATACTGCCACCACGCTTCCCACCGGCTCGCCATCAAAGCACCACTCGAACGAGCTTTCATCGCTCCATGCGATCGTAGGTATTACACGCAGTCCATTCATTTGCATATATGCCGCGCACCAGTGTTTTCTGTAATGGTTGTAAATCTGCATGGCTTTCGGAAAGTCCGTGTACATGCTGAAATCCGGTGAAAGCACGTAGTCATAGTCTCTCAGTACCTCAATATACCTGTCCGGGTTGTTCCATATACGTTCGAACTGGTAGTCATCCAGGAAGAAATGCACGCCCTTCCCGGCTCTTTTCGTTGTGTTGGCCGCGTAGTTGAATCCGATCCACTCGCACTTCTTGTACTGTTCTGGCATAATTTCGGGGATTCCGTATTCTCCCACGCCGGAAAAGATCATTTTCTCGAGATTGTCATAAGTCTTGTTTGTAGGCATAAAAATCACCCCCATACTAATACACTTCTATTCTTAGTGTACTTGCATGGGGGCTTTTCGTTGTACCCTTTTTGTGCTTAATATCAGATTGTTTTTCCGTTTCTTCGGATTTTTTTCTCCGCTGATGGCCAAAGATCCACATCATAACCGTTTTTTAAGATGAAGTTTTTATCTGTGATGCTTAGAATCAACTCATTCTCTTTCGTACGCACCAAAATTTCGCTTATTTCTTTCCCTCCGATTATCATTCTAACTCCTTCCCGTGCAGAAGCAGCAATCTATACAGTTCCTCGATTGTCTTCCGCCTGTATCCCTGGAAATCTTTCCGCTGCATTGGGATGTACTGCACCTGGCTGATTCGGTCATACCCAATTCCAAGCGTAAGATTCGCGAACAGGGCACTCGATATCTCCGGGCAAGTCTTCTGTGCAGCCTGTAAGATAAGATTCTGGTCGTAGTCGTGCGCGTTTCTGCAATATGATACGATCTTATCCCCAAGTTCTTTCGAAATCCCGTAATCTTTCAAAAATGTGCCACGAATGCTCATGGTGCAGCTCCTTTCTGCGTTACGCTTCTTTTACCTCATCTCTTAACTGGCAGAATTTGTAGGTGACGCAATACTCTCCCACACTGAATACCGCAATATGTGTAGAGATATCAACCAAAGTTGCATCGCTCCACTGATACGAATTTACGTTGCCATCCGCGATTGACGGGCGGCGGATCTTATACCTGTTCCCTATCACAAGCTCTTCTTTCGTCATTCTGTCTTCACTCCTCCGGCATATCCATATACCAAGCTTTTTCGATTTCATCCACTAAATACACAGCAATTCCTGCGTTGCATAACGCACTCTGCGTTGCGATCATGTCCAAAACTTCCATTGCTCTTTCTTCTGTTTTGTAAGTTCCAAGCTGTTCGAATTGGTCTGCGCAGATTTTAAAACAACCTCCAACCGTCTCAGCCACATAAAGCACTCTGCAAGTATCAATATTGAAGATTGCTTTCTTGTCCTGTCTTCTAATCAGCATCATCTTCCTCCTCTTCTTCTGGCATTTGATATACGTATTCCTCTGCAAGAGCTTGATATACCGTTACACGGAGTCCACCGATCCCTCGCCCCGCATAGATGATCTCATCCGCTTTACAACATCCAATCTGCTCAGCGATTTCATCAAGGACCTTTTCTGCTTTTTTTTTGGTTTTATAGACTCCCAATACGCCCGCTCTTGTCTCAATAGCGTACCGGCCATCCGATCCGCAGAACATACGGAATTCATTTCCGTTTGTATCCACCACGAGATCTTTGTTTTGACTTTTAATTATCATTCCTTCTCCTTTTTCCTCATGCAAATCTCAACTGTTCCTGGCTGTCATCGATATTCAGATTCGGCACCCGCTCCCCTACTTTTAGGTATGGGCAGTTGTCTTCTTTGTACTGCTCCATCGGTTTCACCTTCTTTCTTTTTCAAAACTGCTTTTCAGCATCCCCGCTTTGATCAGCTCGTAAATAATATCAAGGCTTGTTTTTCTGTTTCTGTACCTGCAATTAGGATTCGCGTGAATTCTCGGGTCATCATCTCTCCAATCATTTACCTCAAAGTATACATTACTCACAAAAAGCATCTTTTTTCCTCTTGCTACGCACAGATAATAGCATTCGAGGTCACTCGATATTCCTTTGCATTTTTTAAAACCAAATTTTTCAAATTCTTTCGCTTTTACCGTTGGAATCAGCATATTTTTTCACCTCCTACGCAAACGATTTTTGACGTATTTACGCAGATTGACTTTAAAAATATCCTCTGTCAGATGCAGCGTGGTCGGGTGGTTGGTTTTATGCATCAATATGGCGCCCGGGTCGTGATTGATCGCAATATCTACCGGTCTCCCCAGTGCCATCTCAATGCCAACGGAGGCACCGCCTCCGCCAGCAAAGCAATCTATAATCAACTCTTTCATTTCAGAAAATCCTCCAAACTCATCTGCACCGCCGGAATGTCCTCCCACTGCACACCGATATAATCCAGGACTCTTCCCCAGCCATATTTCTCACCAGTATTGTCCGTGCAGCAGCGATACATCCAGAATTCCCATTCTTTCGGGTTACGCTCCCGGAGCTTGTCAAACCGGTGCGGCCGCTGCTCCAGATGAATTCCAAAACCGCACATGCTACAGCCGGTTCTCTGTTCTCCTGTTGTGTATAATTCTCCATTCTGCCGCTTCGCTATCGTTCCATAGATTTCCGGCACGATGGATTCCAGCGGAACATATTCTTTCGGACTTCCGTCCTTATTCCGGCCGTATGGCTGCGCATGATACAGCTTCTCGAACAGCGCCAGATGCTCATGGTACCAGCGGTCCATATCCAGCGCCAACTGCAGAATATCCTGCCGCATGAAAATCGCAAAGGGAGCAGACCGGGTCACGGTCTTTCCGTAGTAGTTACAGCCATGATCGATCAGCGCCTCTTCACGCTGTCCCCCTTCGCTTGCCATGATTCCAAGATAAGGACTGCTGTTATGGTTCTTCGCCCAGTCGTCGCAAGGTTTCTCTTTTAGCCAGTAACAACACTCATTCGAAATTTTAATGTCCGGCTCAGGCTTGCCATAGTTGACACCCTCGTTCTCGTTTTCATAACCACCAAACAATCTCAGCCATTTCTGCGGTAACTGCATGCGGCTGTTCTTGGCATAATGCCCCTGAGCACCGCATTCGCCGGTGATAATCGCATGCCGCACCGTTTTATTGTTCTCTGTCGGGTTCTGTAGCGTATTGATCCGCCCGGCGATCTTCTTGCTAATAACCGGAAATCCAATCTCATTCAAGATCGTGACCTTGCTCTTATACGATTTTACAATCTCAAGTCCCAGCGCTCTATGTACCTTTTGGATGCTCTGATCCTCAATGCCAGACACTGTAATTCCTGTAACGTGAATGCCGAGGCTGTGCAACCAGATATACAGCGTAATACTGTCCAATCCGCCGACGCTCACATGGCAGCTCTTATCCTGGCTTTCCATCTCTGCCCAGAACTCCCATGCTCTTCTGGCTTGGCGACGAAGTTTCACTTCATACGGCAGATTCTGCTTCGCCGTAAAAATTGCTCTCTGTATCTTCTTCTGTTTTTTCCATTCTTCTGTGCTTAATTCTCCCATTTCATTCAGAAGCCCGGTATACCCTTGCCCCGGCCGGAGGCTGGCTCCTTTCTTTGCTTGTTATTTTTTATGCTTTTCCTTCCACTTTCTCCGATTACCAGCGCACAAAATACTACTATACATTTGGTAGCAGTGTTAAATCCTCTCTCTGTACTCTTGTGATGTATGAATATTGTCCGCAATGTGGGCATTTCTCCGTTTTAATTGTCAGCCCTTTTCCGCGCACAACCTCCGTAATTGTAACTGTCGCCCCTTTCCCTATCGCTACGCCTGCCACATTTCTTATATCGCGTTCCAGCGTTGCTTTTCTTCCTTTCAGCATTTCTCCAGTAAATTTTCTCGGTATCATTTTTCTTTGTCCGTCCTTTCATGTTTTTTCTTCCATGCTTCCAAGTATTCCATCTGCTCCTCATCCTCTTTCGGATCTTTTTTCCGTTCCGGCGGGTCAAGCATTAGTTTTGCTGACGCGAGAATCACCGCGCAGAACAGAACAATTCCGATGATCTCCATTCTCTTTTCCTTCCTTTCCGAGAATCTGTTTTCTCGTTTTATCCCATTCTTTCAGAAGAGCATCCGGGAAATTGTTTTTATCGTATTTCGTTTCTTTCATTCTTCCGCCCCTCCAAAGCCAAACTCTTTTGCGAGATCCATATCCTCAAATTCCAGCGTCGCGCCGGTCTTTTCGTGCAACTCCTCGTACATTTTAGCCAGACCTACACTGTTCATCTTCCGTACTGCCGCAGTGTAGTTGTCCATGTACCGGTCAAGCGCCTTTTTGTACCCCCATGTCTCATAGATCGCCAGTGCCGAGCACACGACGTTCGCCGCGCTGATGCAGTCCTCTGCTTTCAGCAGCTTTTCCTGTGCTTCTTTCTGGTAGGCTTCGGACAGGTTTCTCTGCATCCTGTCCACCCATTTCCGCAGGATCTCGAGCTTTACGCCTGTGATCCCGCTCACTTCTGCGGCCGTCATCAGCTCAGGGCTTAACCGCGTTGACGGCTTTTTCTTCAATTTATTGCTCATAGGTCCCTCCACTGTCCTTTTCTTAGCGTTTCATCATCTGGAAGAAGCAAAACGCTACTGTCGCGCAGATAATTGCTGTTTTGATTACTGATACCATGCTTAACCTCCTGTCAAAGCCTGCTCCAGCGCCGTGAAATCATAGTCCCGCTGGTTGAAATTATTGAATTTGTTTTCTTTCTGCTGCTTCGTCGGCTCTCTTTTTCCCGGCTCATAATTCGCGTCGAGATAATCCACGTAACCAGAATTGAAAAAGGTACTGCCGTACTGCGGCTTTCTCCAGTCCTCCTTTTCCAGTTCCGTCTTATACCTCTGAATTGCTCTCTCAAGCTCTTCCTGCCCGATTTTAAGCAGTTTTTTCTTTGCTGTATCACTTACCTGCCCCTTGCCTTTTTTGTTCGGATACAGGCTCCACAGACGTTCAAAAAGAATCTTCGCTTCTTTGGTTTCCTCCGCCTTTTTCGACGGCTTCGGTTCTTCCTGCTCCTCTTTCTTTTCTTCTACCGGCGGCGGTGTTTCCTGCTCCACAGCTTCTATTTTCGCCTGTTCCCTGTACCGCGCCTGCCGCTTCCGGTTGCTCGCCCGGATCTGTTCCAACGCGGCTACGTTCTGATGTTCTTCCCATCCAGGGATCAGAAGCGTGTTTTCCTCGTTTCGGCTTATCATTCCCATACTTTCCAGCGCTTTCATGGCTACCAGAATAGTACTTTCTGGGAATCCAAGCTCATTTGCGAGCATCGCCGGAGTATACGGGATGTTTTCGGTAAGGAAAATATATCCATTGGAATTGCACCGCCCTGCCAGAGTCAGCAGCATGACCCAGATAAGAACGATGTTGTTTCCCTCCGGCAGGCCGCGCAGATACTTGATCTTTCGATTATCGAACATGTCTATCGACATCTTAACCCACTTAACCTCGCCCATCGTCCGCACCTTCTTTCAGACTCATTCCCGCTTCGTATTCGCGGAATATTGTCATCCAGTCGTCGAGTTCCATCGTGACTAGGATCTTATGATTGTTTCTTTTGTGGAATACTGTGGGCAAAACGTCTTTTCCACTTTCTTTCGCGTCGTGTTTCGCCTGATCCATCCAATCATAGAGCTGCATTCGCTCTTGATGTTTCGCTTCCACGTGGATCCCCGGGAGGCCTACAACATCGGATGCGTCCCCGGTGTTCCCGCAGTATTGCGCGGTCCGGCGGGACTCCGTGTAGCCATACTCCCGGAACTTTCTGGAAAGCTCCAACTCGAAGCGTTTCCCTTTCTGTTTGCTGTTGATCGGCATTTCTGCCCCTTTCCGGCGGCTCCAGCCAGCCGCCTTTTTGTGACGTATAAAATTTTGAACCATACTGAGATACTCTGTTGACAGTTCCATGCTGGACTCTATGATTTCCCTTCCGGGCTATCATCCACAATGATTCCGTAGACGTGATACATTTTCTCGAAGCTCGGCATTCCTCGTTGATGTGCGATCGTGTGGTGCGTCCTGCACAGACAGATTTTCCGGTATCCAGAATCATCCACCCTCCGCCGGTCATTTCCCATGCCGATTGTATCAACATGGTGTATTTCACCGTCTTTCCCGCATACCGCGCATTTTCTGTGCTTGATACACGCGTATAAGTATTTTCCAACGTCATCCGCGCGTTCTATTCCGCTGTCTGAGAGCTGTATTCCCTCTTTCAGCACGAAATCCATCAGAAACGTGATGAAATCCCGTGCCGTCCCCATCGAACAGTCTGAAAGGGAGAAATACGGCTCTCCGGTCTCGATCATGTAATTGCATTTCATAATCTCTTTCATCTCCTCCGGGAGATAGCCCAACTCAATAGCTATATCCCGGATGGTCGCGTATGCTTTCTTCCGCTGCAGATTGGAGATATGCCGCCCATCGTCGAAACGCATTTCTGTATTCGTGATGGTTTTGTTCTCGATTTCTTCTTTCAGTCTGCTTTTCGGCAGCCGCACTACAAGCCACGTATCACCGTCTTTTTCTACGGATTTTACGATTTCAGCCAGAGCGTGCATCACTCGCCCCCGAGCTGTTTTTTGAACATGTTAAGAATCTTTCCGGCCTGCATCGCCGTCGGGCGGCCGTTCTTAACTTTTTGTCTTTTATACAGCTCTTCAAGATTGACATTGTGTTTGACCGCCAGATCCCGGATGGTCTTTTCCTGCGCATCCGTGCAAGGCTCCCCGCTGTCAATCGCCCGGTTGGAATCCGGATCAATACTGTCATCGAGCAGGAACATGCCCGAGAGCGCATATTTCCGCGCGTAGGACGATGCAGAACCGGTGGTCTGGCTCTCGTCCATCTTCGCTTTCGGGACAGCAGGTTCCCGTGCAAATGCGCTTGTACTACGGCTTTCTCCGCTTTCCAGGTCATATACCGTCACCGTTGCGCGAATATACACATTCGCTCCTACCGCTACCACTTCGTCGGTGATCTGCACTGATAATAACAGCTCTTTTTCCATCGGTTTCAACGCTCTCATGATGTCCTCAGCGCTTCTGTATTTGAAATTTCCGAATTCATTAACGTGATTCTTCGGGACCTTGATCCGCGTCTGAATCTGCATGATTTTCTCATCTACTTTCGCCATACGTAGCTTCCTTTCTGTGCTCATGAATCCATCTATCCATGCAGTTTTCTGTGTGGATGCACTCGCCATTGACCTCTACATAGTCCTCACCGTAATACCCCGGCTTCGCAGGCTCAATGACCTCTCCGCAAAAATCACAGATCAGAACTCTTCTTCCGTTTTCGTCGCTGTCCCACATGGCTGCACCTCCACTTCTCTCAGTCCAAGAATCGCCGCGATTGTCTCAACCTGCGGGAATTTTTCAGATTCCAGATACCGGCGTACTGCTTCGATATAGCATCTTGCGCCGTCCTCTACACTTTTTTCTGTGCTTACGTCCATTCCTGCATATTCATAATGTTTCATTCTTCTACCTCCGAAAATTCTCCGTTTTTCAGCGTGTAATAAGTGTCATCTTTGATTTTTTCGCCGTCTACACGCTCTGTTTTTACGCAGATCGGCACATAGCGTCCTTTTTCTTCATCTTTCACCCATTCTGCAAGCGTGATCCAGCTCCCCTTTTTGCCTTTTGCTTTTGATTTTCTGCCCGCGCACATAATCACAGCGTCTTCTCCGGTGCTGTTGATCTGCGCGTAGTCACCGGACG